GATTTGTTCCATCTGTCAGCGTAGGATTAGCTGCACCAGCTCGTGTTGGATCAATGACAGGCTTGTTTTCAGAAGTTGTTGGATTTTCATCGGTAAATCCATGAGCTAAATCATAAGCAAGCTTTTCTTTGCTAACTCCCATTTGCGATAAGTAACCATATGGATCTGTGTGGTTCCCCCAAACATAATTTGTCACCCACAAATGAGAAATGATTCCTTTTGTAAATAAAGAAGTTCCTTGATCAAGAGTCAATGGAATTCCATATTTTTTTGCACTATCTCTTGTATATTCAATATAAGCTCGATAGTTTTTTTCAAACAATGCTTTATCATATGTGCGCTGTAATTCAATCTGTACAGGCGCATAAGGATTAGCGTTACCAGCTCCCCACGAAACATATCCTTGCTCACCCACACGGTAAACAATCCCACCGTCACCAATAACATCTGTAGTATAAGAATTGCTTCCGTTATAATTATTTTTCATGTTGGCGGCTACGTTTCTTGCTGGTGCATCTATTCCAGTTTCGTGCAAAATAATTTTGTTAGGAATTGCTAATCTGGAGTCTCCTTGATTCGGCGCTAAATTATACTCGTCATTAATAGTATAAGCAAACGTATTAATGGGTAATAAAAAAAGAGCCGTTAACAGGCTCATCGCAGTAATAGTAATTTTCTTTTTCATTTGTTTCCTCCTTCTTCGCTTTCAGCCGAGAACATTTTGTAGGTTCGATTTGATACACCCAACACACTCCCTAAAAACGCGCCAAAACCAGTAATGATGACAACACAGATATCTGTGTACTGCCAATTGAGCGCTTTACCAACTAACCCCACGAAAGTAGCTAGTGCGGGAATAATTACCAGTGCGAACCATTTTAGTACTTCGAACGTTTTATTATTCATTTTCTTCTCTCCCTAAATAAAGTTTTAATTTGTTGCGTGTGTTCTACCAATTTTTCTGCATGTGTATCTAATCTTTCATCGTGTTTCTTTAGTTCTTCATGAATCATCAATCGATCTGATTTGCTCGATTCTAAATCTTTAGTCAGCAAATCTAAATTGTGACTTACTTTTGAAAGAGTCTCAGTAATCTTCGAGAAAGATGCAGTAATTGGTTTTATTACTAATAAAATCAAAGAAACGATAGCGGTTATTGATCCTGCTATCGCTCCCCATTCCCCTAAATTAATCATGTGACAACTCCTTGAATCAAAATAAAAAGCACATCAATTAAGATGCGCTCTCTTCTTTGCTAATGATTTTATCTGCTTTTTCTTCAGTAATGCACAACGGAACGAAAACCATTACTTGTTCGTTAGTGAAACAGCCCCAATCATACATCATTTTCACATCGCTAAAACTAAACATACTACTCACCTCCCTTTGAAGCTGGATTTAGTTGCTCTTTAATTTCTGAAATGTCTTTGCTATTTTGTAACGAAGCAAGCATCATTTTTGAATTGATTTGTGCTAAACTATCCGCTTTTTCTTTCAATGCAGTATTTTCCTGTTTAATTGCTACATCGCTTAGCATGAGTTTGGCATTGATCTGTTTTAAATCGCCGTTCTCATTTTCTAACGACTCATACATTGCTTTGAGATTGTTTAAATCGTTGTGATCTAGTGCGTTCGCTAAAATAATCCATTGATTCAATTTAGGATCAAACATTTGATCAGCGATTGTTAACGGTTCGCCATCAGCACGAATTCCTTCAAGCGGTGGCTGATCTGTGTAAGGAACGGATACAAGCATGTCGTCCAATACTTTTCCTGCGTACTCTCCGCCAGTACGTCCATATTTCCAAATGTTTTTCATTTATTTCCCTCCCAGTAATTGAATTTCGGTTTCCAATTTGGAATCGGTGGTTCGACTTCTGTGCATTCTTCCGGTAAATGTTCTTCATCATTCACAATGATTTGCTCGAATCCGTAAGGTTCAATTGGTCTATATGCTGCCTTCATATCGATTCACGCTTTTCTAAATCGTGTAAGTAATTGCAAAGGTATAATCCGATCCATAACTTGAGTTTCTTCGCCATTTAATGGCTCCATCTGCACCAATAGATAACTGAGCACTGTTCAAAGTAGAACGGTCTATCGAGCCAACCAGTTGCTCAAAACTAATTGGTGGCCGATAGCCTTCTGGAATTGTTAGTATCGTTGAATCATTTCCACCACTGCTTTTTCCGTTTAAAGCCACAAAATATATAGAAACTGTTTTTCCTTCACGATAAAGCTTTGCTGATCCGGTATTCCCGTTTGTAACTGTTAATGTGGTAGTAGCTGTATCATTAATGCGTTCATCGATCTTATTGTCTAATTCATCTATAGCAGTCGCATTAGCATTCGCTTTTGTTTGAGCATCCTTAGCTGTGGTGTCTACTTCATTAATTGAAGCAGTCAACTGCGAATTAATCTCCGATACTTTCCCATCGGTATAATTGTTTGCTTTACCAGTAATTTCAGAAATTTTAATATCTGTGGCCAAATTATCTTCGACATATTCTGGTGCTAGATCCCAAACATAATCTTTTGGATTGTTTGAATCACGCATACCAGTACCACGATATTTATACTCACTAATATTCGGGGTTCGAGTATTGCCTTTTTCTAGTTTGAGCCACTCAATTTGAACAGCTCCTTTTGTAGCTGACGGGTATTGGTATATTTCCAGATAATTAGTTACCCCACTATCTATATGTTGCTTAGTTACAGTAAAAGTTAACTCCCATGTATTAGCTAACCCCTCAGTAGGCTTCATGTCTCCTACTTTAACGCGGCCAGCAGCAATATACACGGCAAACGATTGAACTGTTAGTTTAGTTGCTTTCATTGATATGGTATATGTTTGGTCAGCGATATAGTTTTCTGTATTGCGTCTACCATAAACCATATATTCACTAGTTTTGTGTGGAAAGACAACTGTAGGGTCAGCAATATTCTCGCCTAAAGGAACTTTACCTAACCAGTAAGGGCCATCTAGTAAGTTAGGGTAGTGTGCTTTTAACTTAACGTCATAGCTGACACTAACCGTTCCTTTATATTCACTATTAAGTGAGAATATTTCAACATAACAGTTTGTTATGCTAGTTACATTATCTTTTGTTATACCAGTAAATGTATGAGTGACCATTTTATCGCGTTCTACATTTGCTGGTATTAATGCATTAATGGGCAGTTCTATACCACCTTGTTCATTTAAATATCTAAGCCTAACCCCTATAGTATTGGTCTCTCCAGTCCAATCTGAACCGACACTCATAGTAACGCTTAATGTGTATGTCGTAGATGGTCGTAAAGTGGTTATAAGATACCTATTATTAGCTTCCGCTGTACACGGAATACCTAAGCCAAGCGATAATATGTCGCCGGAATTAGCTGTTCTAGTTTTAGTATGAGTTATAACCCTTTTAACACTATCTTTAACTGTATGTCCATTACCTAACAAAGGTCCAACCCAAGGTTCTGTAATATATGGCATTAAATTCGGGTTCTCCGAATAATCATAGTCCCCGAAGTCGATGCTGTTACTGTACATCACTTGTAAGTTACCTAACTTAGAAATTTCTTCTTTCAGAGCATCTAACTTGTCTTGTAGCGTTTTAGCTTGACCAGTTAAATCAGTAATCTGTTGATTTAAGCTATCCACTCTACCTTTGATTTCAGCCATAAAAGCATCAAAAGTTTCGTTGTACTTTCGAATCAACTCTTCTAATTGCGAAACATATTCATCGGCTTGGCCTTGCGAAATGTCAGACACTCCTAGTGAGAAAAAAATGATATCTTGCGTTGTTAAAATTTGATTGTCTTTTCTATATTCTACGTAGCAGTGTTTATAATATCCTGCTTCACTCATAAATGTGCCATCAAGAGAAAACGTGACTTCTTCACTAGTTACACTAGTTGCAACATTATCTACGTAACGGTTAGATGGTGTTGTTCCTTTTAAAGTAAATGTTCCGCCACTCGTATCCATCTGCAAGCCATTTAGAAACGGTTTAACCGTCACCGTAATCCCTTTATCACCTTGACGAGCCATAATAGCTTTGGTGTAGTTTAATTCTTTGCTGAAATCTAAAGCCAAATTATATAAACTGCTAGCCATTTATATACCTCCTTGTCTTCGTTTTAAAAACGTTTTTGGTCAAGCACTGTGCTATCATATGCTGTATCCTCTTTTAATCTAATATCTTCATACCCTAGACGGTGTGCCACTAAATTCCATCTAACTAATACGTTTGGCTTACTAGTTTCAATGATGAAATGGTCAATATCTTCATGAGTAACAGCACACAAAACTAGTTCTGTAGGTGTCACATGTGTCATATACCGACTTAGATTTACTGTTTCAGCAAACATGGGGTCAATATCAACACGAACTTTACCATTGTCACCTGTAACGGCTTCCCCATAATCAGCGAAATAATATTCTGGAGTTTCATAAGCGTTCAATAGTCGTTGTCCATAATGTTCTGTTGGTACAGTTGAGTTTTTAGTACCTCTAACAGTAAAATCTTTATATACTTGTACCGTTGATTGTTCAAACCTAGCAAGTTTCCCATCTTCCCATGAACCAAAAAAACAACCTGGTAACGTTAGCATACCATCACTAGTAAATTTCATAGTCCTACCAGCTACCTTAAATTCCCATGAGTTACCCGCACTACCATTAATGCTTAAAGAACTACCGTCGCCAGAAGTTACATAACTAGCATTGCTATACCTGAAATTGGGCGCACCAAAAGATAGAAACGGTCTGTTATTACCATTATCCCACGTACTAAAAACCAAGTTACCCTGTGGATTTCTAATCATGAAACCACCACCAGTTTTCATGGTGTATGATACAATACCGGCATCAGCACTTACATAATCACGTGCTTCTAGCTCCATAATATCTTTGTTAACTTTTTTTGAGTACCAAGTCATTTTGCCATTAGCAATACTTGTTCTATAATCAGCACCATCACTAATTAATGTAGTACCTCTAATAGTAATTCCTACTATTTCACCAGCCGTAATAAACGAGGCATTGAATCCGCCATCTAACGTCCATGCCGTTTCATATGTTCCATTAATGCCAGTTTTAGAAAAACCAATACCAGCATTGTTGATTTGTAAAACATTCCTTGCGGTATTCTTATCTGGTGTGTCCATAATCAAAATACGACTAGGCGCTTCTTTAGGATCTAATAAAACATAACCACCATTTTGACCAGTAATCATATCAGTTTGATGATCTACAATATCATTGAGTAAATCACTGATTTCGCCACCGTTTTTCAATTGATCAATGGCATCATTAATCAAATTGCTGACATTATTCTCTGTGTTTTCTAAGAAGTTTGTTTTGACGTTTCCTACAACTAATTTATCGTATGAATTGGTTAGAACATTAAACGTATATTCCACAATTCTCGCTGACATATTCACTTTTAACTGTGGATGATACACATCTACTCCGTCACCCATCGAAACTTTTTCTAGATCAACAAATTTTTCATAGCCTCTTTGATGCCTCAATGGTACTAATTCAATCGAACCACTCACTTGTGGTTTTTGTTTATCTATGTTTGTTTTCAACCAGTCTTTAGCAGCTTCCCTTAATGTGGCTACATCAGTCGCTTTGTCTTTAAAATCAACAAAAGAAACATATCCAGCAGGATAATCATCCACGTAATCCGTGAAAATAACTTCTTCTGGTAGAGTGATCTCGTCTTCTCCTTCTGAAGAGCTGCTAATGAATGGATAAACTCCAACTAAAACACTTTGAGCATCAATCTCTAAGTCAAGACCAGTTAAGTTTTTAGTATAAATCGCTTTGATTTTATGATCCGTACCTAGACTTTTTTCATGACGTAATGTGTTATTATCTTTTAGAAACTCACCATGAAATCGATCTAGAATAGATCCCTCTTTTCCACCAAAGAATTCTAAAAAATTCGCCTTTTCTATCTTCACATTAGCAAGCGTATCTACTAATGACGAGAAAGAAAACTGCGAAGGGATAGCTGGTTTCGCTAAAACTTTTGCGTTTTGCCATGCCTGAGTAGCAGTGATCTTTTCTGTTCCGCTGTCATATTTATTCAACACCGATTTTCTTATATCATTGAAAATAGGTTCAGCTTTTACTTCTATCGTATTGCCTATTACAGAAGTTTTTGCATAATAAATCCGTAGACGCTGTTTTGCTCGATTTTCATCTACATAACACTGAATAATACGTCCTTCTACAATCAAATCTGCATTAGTTCCGTTTATTGAATAAGTACCCTGAAATATCTCGGCTCCGTTTAGTTTATTGCTAACAGTAGCTGTTAACCAGTCTGACAAAGCGCCTAAACCTTGCGTATCATATAAATGTTCAGCTAAATTATTCGCGTCATTTTTATCGTAAATAGTTATTAAATTATCGATCATCTATTTCACCTACCTTAACCCGTTACGATAAATTTGTATTTTGCTCAAACCAGTGCAATTAAAATGATTGATATCCACTTGCAATGTCGGATATTGCATGGTCTTCATTTTGTTGGACCGATCTAAAATATCTCCGTCCGATTGCTCTTCGTAGCAAAGCATCAAATCACTATCAATGACTACATCAGTTCCTGCTACTAAGCCTTCGAAACTAAACACATAATCATTTAAGATGAACTGGCATGAAGTAGCTGAAGGAGTGATGATAATCTTTGGAAAACTTTCTTCTAAACTATTATTCAGCAAGTTAAATGACTGTGGTTTATCTACGGTTATAGGTACATCTTCTTGAACTCTTGCGAATGGTTTCGCAGTAATATTTACATCGAACTCTCCCCATTCAACAATATCGTTTTCTGCATCCCCAATATCGATAGTCTGGATAACGTAATAGACGTTGGGATCGTCAGAGAATTCTAATTTCTTTGCATAGTTTAACCAATGACGCATGATATAAAACGATTGCTTGAACGCTTGATGGTCTTCCACATCCTCTAAATAGTTATAGTGCAATGTAAACGACATATCTTCAAACGAGTAATCTTGTACTAAGCCACCTAACCTACCTAAAACAGAAGTTTCAACTCTCTGTCTTTTTGGAGAAGGTATGGTTGGTCTTTCAGCTAAAGCCAATTTATGCAAATAATCAGGAAATCCATCGATTATAGAATGTATACAATCAGTCATTTTTTCACATCCTTTTTAATACTAAAAAAACAGGAGAAATACTCTCCTGTTTAACGCCATGCCGAAGCATTATCATTTTGAATTTTTGTAATGCTATCAATGATTTGTTGAGTTGTTTGCTTCATAGTAACCTCATCTGCGTTACCATCAATTGTGAAATTGAATTCGTAGTTATTCACAGGTTGAATCGTTTGTGCCCTAGATGAAACTGATGTGCTACTCAAGATACGATCACCAATTTCTTGCAAAACAGATCTTTTCAAAGGTAAAACTGCTTCAGGTCCTGCTTCACCGACACCGTTCATTCCACCTAGTAAAGTTGGTTTAGTAAAGATACCTCCTTTAGCATGCCATTTTACACGCAAATGGGGGATTTGACCTTTTAGCGGGTTAAAGCTGCCTTCCATGATAAATTCCGGTAACGGAATATGTGGTATAGAAATATTCAAATTATCAAAAATGCCACTGATTTTGTCTCTAATCCAATCAATTGGAGCGCTAACAGTCTTTTTGATGCCTTCCCATATGTTAGCAATTGTACTTTTAACATTATTGAATATGTCGGAAACAATACCTGTTAGATTGGACCAACCGCTTGAAATTGCATTTTTTCCATCGTTTACTTTAGAGCTAATAGTGCTTGTAATTCCATTCCAAAGATTCAAAGCAGTATTTTTGATACCGTTCCAAATTCCGCTAATCCACGAAGATATACTATTCCAAACACTTTGAATGGCACTTTTAGCTGCGTTTATAGCATTGCTTATACTACTAGTCACACTATTCCAGATATTTGATGCTGTAGAGCTGATTGAATTCCAAATTCCACCTAACCAACTAGATACAGTTGACCAAATATTTTGAATTACTGTAGCAGCTGCTTGTACCAAGCTAGTGATTGTATTCTTGATACTGTTCCAAATACTAGAAGCTGTTGCACTAATTGAATTCCAAATATTTGAAGCCGTAGTACTAATAGCTGTCCATATACCATTCCACCATGCCACTACTGGATCAAATATAGTATGGAATGTAGTTACAATCCCATTCCAAGCGATACTTATCCATTGTGTCATAGTATCCCAAGTATTTTTAAGGAAATCAGAAATAGGTGTCCAAACAGCTTGCCAAGCTGCGCCCAATAACTGTCCAGCTACATCAAAAATACCCACGATAATATTAATACCAGCTTGAATCAATGACGTTATTAATGTCCATGGTATTTGAACAATTCCTACAATGTCTGCCCAAATAATCGACCATACTTCTTTGACTCCGTTCCAAATATTTGAAACCCAATCAACGAATGTTTGCCAAGTTTCTTGGACTCCTTGCCAGATGTTGGAAGCTCCTTCAACTAATCCGCTCCATAGCTCTCCAAACCAATCAGAAACTCCTTGCCAAATATCTTGAACCCAATCTACAAATCCAGACCAGGTTTCTTTAACCCCATCCCAAACTGATGAGGCTCCGTCTTTTATACTTTCCCAAGTATCACCCAACCAATCAGTAAATTTTTTCCATAAACCACTAAACCAGTCAGTAATTGCACCCCAGTTCTTAATTGCCACAATAACGCCTGCTATAACAGCTATAATTCCTCCAATTATAAGCATCATCGGACCAAATAAATATGACACGGCTAGTATTGCCGGTAACAGTATGCCAAATGCTGCTGTAAGACCACCTATAGCAACAATGAAATCCTGTACTGGTTGTGGAAGATTATTAAACGCATCAGCCATCTTTCCTAGAAAATCAATTACTGGTTCGAGTG